TTTGTACATCAATATCATCTTGTTGTAAAGGGGTAGGTCTAAAGTTTTTTGCAGCTTCTACACGCATCTTGGCATCTGTCAGGGCTTCTTGTGCCTCCAACAGAGCGTCAGAATCGCCTGCTTCGTATGCTTCTTTGTACTTACGCTTGGCATTTTCAAGCTCAGCATGTGTTGCCGCCTTGATTGTTTCAGAATAAGTCTGTTCACCCGTGCTCACGTGCTGTTTGAGACGTTTGTTCTCTTCCAAGATGTGTTGCGCAATGCGCTCCAACTCTTGTTTTTCACGCGCAAGGGCTTCTTTGGCACGGCGCTCGTCATGACGGGCGTGTGTTAGCTCGTTAATGCGCTTTTTAACGCTGTCAGTGTAAGAATCAAGCTCATCATCTGACGGATCATCTACTTCGCGTCCCAAGGGCCTCTTACCCCTGTCTTCTTTTGGAGTATCGTCAACAATTTCTATCTCAATTTCAGTACTTTCGTTCTCAATTTCTACTGATTTTGAGTTATTTTCATCGACTTCATCAGGAAATTTATATGCTTCTGGCATTTTTAATCCTTTCAAGCGCGGGTTAAGCCGCGAGGGTCTTGCACAACAGCATCAACTTGGTCGTCGTTGATGAGACGTAACTCTTTGCCAAAGATTTTGAATCTTGTGCCGGAGTAAGTACGTACTAAAACGAAGTCACCTTCTTTACACCATGCTCCGTTGGGGAACTTGGCGGTGTCTCCGTACGCATCAGGGCCAACTTTTAAAACAAACAACACGGTGGTAGCGTGTTCTTCTTGGCGCATAAACTCAACTGGTTTATACAGGCTTGATCCTGCAATCTTTTCGTCAACATCTGGCACAGCGCAAAGAATCTTCCAACCCGTGGGGATAGGAAGTTGCGTGGCTTTTTGCTCATCGCTAGAGTCAGGTTCAGGTGCATCCAAAGCTTGGATGGGTTCAGGCAGTGCAAAAGCACCGGGGGAAAGATCAATGTCACTCATCGGATTCTTCAACTTTCTGTGCAAGGTCAAGTAGATAACGCTCTGCGAGGGCTAGACCCTGAATAATCCCGCAGAGTTTTTGGTACTCTTCAAAAGTACGGCACGAACCCCCAGCCAAGTCATCGGCATAGTTGTTCATGTCAGTGCGTATTTTTTCACGTAATACGCGTACGAAGTCTTGGATCATGATTTAGGTTCACGTTGTTTGCCGCTGTTTGAGAGCGCAGCAGTACGCGCTTGTAGAGCCATCTGAGCCTTACTCTTTGCGATGTCAGCGCCCATTTGGAGGCCGGCACGTTCTTGTTCAAACTGTTGCTTGAATTCGCTCTCTTTGATTTGCGCACCTGTGCGAAGAGCTTCTAGTTCCAGTTTGCCGCTGACTTCTTGTTCTTTCAAAGCTTGTTGATCGGCCTTGGCAGCAGCGTCCATCATGATCTTCTGTTTCTTCAACTCCAGTTCCTGACCTTTGAGTTGGAGTTCCTGCATCTGCAACTGCAACACGGGGTCTTGCATTTGTTGCTGTGCCTGCATCTGCGCAGCCTTGGCTTGGTTCTGCATCAACACCTGTTGCGCCGCTTGAGCCATCATGCCGGACAAGGCAATCTCAATCTGCGGTGGCAACTTCTCGTCTTCGGGAGGCAGGGGCATACCAAGTTGTTGCTCAATCTTCTGGCGCATCTGATAGCCAACGTGCTCTGCAATGTGCGCAGTAATTGCGCCCATGATCTTGGGAGCCTGTGGGTTCTGGCCAATGAACTGTTGAATCATCGGGTCTTGCAGCAGCATCATGTGTACCTGCATATGAGCGGCGTGATCCTGATGCAAAAACGCCTTGAGGGGTGTGCCCTTGAGTGCGTTCTGGTTCTCTTGCACGGGGTCAATCGGTTTCATGTCTTCTTCGATTGGCACAAGCTTCTCAGCGTTCTTGATGCCTAGAACGTTCAACATACCGCGGTGCAGTTCTGGCAAGTTGTAGATGTCCGGAGCCATCTGCGCCATCTGAATGACGGCTTGGTACTGGATAACGCGCTGAGACATGGTCGCAGCGTTGGGGTCTGACACGGGGATAACGTCCACCAAGTCATAGTCGGCTTTCTTGGCTTTGCGAGTGCCGTACTCGGGTGTGTATGTGTAGTCCGCGTCTGTGTAGTCGCGGATGATATTCTTCAAGAGTTTGAACTCTTGCTTCAGGGCAAAGTGCACACGAGCCTGCACCGCAGTCATCACCTTTAACTGGCGCTCCAAAAGCGCAAGGGTGGTTCCCACAGGAGCCTGCGCAGACATGTCACTGACCTTCATGTCAGCAGTCGCGGCAAACCGGCGACCTTCATCAACGATGGTCTGCATCAAGTTAAACAGCGTAGCGCTTGGCTCCTTGTACGGGAGTGGCAAGATATTGTCACGGATCGTGCCTGAACCAACGTCTACGTCACGGAACTCTCCGGGCGCGATTGGTGTGTCATCGCCCTTGATGCGAAGGCCACGGGTTTTAAGTCCACCGGGCAAGTTGCTGAGCGTTCCTGCATCGACAAGTTGTCGCATGAGAGAGGTAGCGGATTTAGCAAAGCCTCCGATAAGATGGAAAAGCCCGAAGCCGTAAGCTCCAAAACCTGGGATGTACTGGTAATGAACAAAATGCTGGCGCTTGAGTCTGAGGTCATCGTCTTCGTTCCAGTTGCGGCGGATTGACAGGATGTCGTTAGAGCCTTTAATCAACGTGACAACGTACGGCAACATGATGCCGGTCTCTTCGTCCGAGTCGTCCTTGTCTTCATAACCTTCAAGGTTCAAATCTACGTGGCACTCATACAACGTGTAGCGGTCGTCGTTCAAGTCACTAAAGCCGGTCTCTTTGTCCTTGGCTTTTTGAATGTCTGTCAAGTCTCTGGGTGCGTCAGGCAAATCAACGTCAAGATAGAAGCCCGCTTGCTGAAGCTTGACAATCTCGTTCTTGGTCTTGCGCATGACGTGCGTGATGCGGTAGCAAGTATCCAAATCTGTTGTGCCGTACGGCAGATACATGTCTTCCGCAGGAATAAACATCGACACCTGACGTCCCAAATTGGGATCGTAGTACACCTTCTTAAACGCAGAGCCTGTGGCCGGTAGTGACCAGAGCATGCGCTCGTGTTCAGCGCGGTACTCCGTCATGACTTCCGTCAACTCGTAATTCATGTCGTCTTCGACATTGATTGCAATCTCTTTCATCTCTGGCGTTTCTTTGCCGATGAGTTTGCTACGCACAGGCCCTTGGGCTGGGAACGTCTGAGTAATTGTCTCTGCTTGGAAGCGCACAACAGCTTCGGTAATCATGGGGTGGAACACGCCGCATGCGCCGTTCCAAGGTTCTGTTCTTTCCTCTATTTGGAGGCCAAGTAGTTTCAACCCATCAACGTAGGTTTTCTCCCAGTCCTTGCGGCCATTCTTGTCGTTGTCAATGTCAGACACCAAGTCGCCAGCCAGCGACTGCAAGGCGCTACTCTTTATGTACTCAGCCAAGTTATCACTGAAGCCTTCTTCGCCGTCGTCTTCTCCGGGTGTGATGGTGATCTCCATCCCGTCCATACCAATGGTGACTTCTTGGGGATCAACGATCTCGATCTCCAAGGGGGACTCTTGCTCACCCAGCGCGTCAATGCCCATTGGTTGTTGGTACAGCGCTTTGTCGATGTTCGTTGCCATGTGTGTTCCTAGTAATATTCGTATTTCCGGCGGTGAAAGAGAGTAAGGTCATCTTTCTCGTCCGTGTCTAAACTGATAAAGCCGCCTTGCCTAAAGCGTAGCAGCGCCTGTGTTGTCGTATCCACGTAGTCGTCGTGCTCCCCGACTGGGAACGCGGCCATCTCTTCAATCACTTCCCGTGCCCAGCGTGTGTCGGGTGCCCAGACTTTACCACTGCTGAATAAATCCGCAACAGCGTTGACACGCACCATTTTGTCGTTGCCACGGGACGGGCTGAACTCCTGCACAGGTATGCCCAACGCCCTGAGTTCCTGAATCAACGGGGCCCCTGCTGCCTTTTTCTCCACAATGAACGCATCAGGCTCCCACTCTTTGTAGTTTTTAAGTGCCACCACCTTAAGTTCAGGGAAAGCCATGCGATCTTTAAACGCATCCAGAAGGATAAGCTGGGGGGAGTCATTTTCTTCCTCGTTGTAGAAGATGCCCCACGTTGTACACGCGGAATAGTCGGAGTTGTTCTTGGTCTCAAACGCCGTATCCCATGACTGGATGATGTACTCGCACTTGGGCGGGTCGTCATGCTCCCAAATACGCCACATTTTGCGTGAGACGATGGCCGAGTTCTCGGATGTGGGCTGCTGCATGTACTGCGCGTTCCAATACCGTGGGTCAATAGATGCTTTTGTCGATTTCAGCGCCTCAAGTGACCACTGCTCTGGCCACAGGGACTTCTCGTCCTCGTCCCCGTCGTTCAAAATGGCCGGCAACTCCACAATCTCCCATGGAATAGCCTCTGGGTTCTTGGTTTGGTAGTCAATTAGGCGCCCAGTCAGGTCTAACAGAGACCAACGGGTCATCACAATGATAATCCCACCGCCCGGCATCAAACGCTGCAGTGGGCCGGTCTGGAACCAAGACCAAGCTGTATCAAACGCAAGTCTACTGTTGGACTTTACGTCCTGTTCCGAGTGAGGATCGTCAATAACGAACAAATCAGCACCACGACCAGCAAGAGCGCCCCCGACACCAGCAGCGTAGTACTGACCGCCAGCGCTTGTAGACCACTTACCGGCAGCTTTTTGGTCATCTGCCACCATTGTCTGGGGGAAAACTTCTCTGTATTCATCAGAATCGATCAAGTTACGTATGCGCCGCCCGAAATCTTCAGACAGACCCGCAGTGTGCGTGCCCATGATGATCTTCTTGTGGGGGTATTTGCCCAGAAAGTACGCGGGGAACAGGTAAGAGCTGAACTCAGACTTGCCCATACGAGGCGCAATGTTGATAATCACGCGCTTTTTCCTGCCCTCAACCACGTCCGTGAAAATTTTAGCCAGCTTCTTGTGGTGTGGGCCAATCTTAAAGCCCGGATACACCGCTTGGGCAAACCCCAGCATGTTTGTTTTGGCCGCCTGCAGTTTGGCGCGGGACTCCCGAAGCTCTAAGTCTTCAAACAACTCCATCTTTTCTTTGACGCTCATGTGCGGCAGCACCTTGGCCATGGCTTCAAGCTCCAACTTACTCAGGGTGGTGAAGTTTTCAGGCTTCATCGGTCTTTTCTTCGGTCACGTCTACAACGTCGATCACACCCATGAACCTGTTGAGCTTCTCTTTAATACGCGTCTCTAGCTCTATGTCCGACATCTGGGTTTTCTTGACCTCAATCCGTTCGGTGAACAGCGCTACTTCCGTGACCTTGCCCAACATGTCTAGCGCCTTGAGCCGGATTCTGGCGTCTGGATGTTCGACTTCATCTAATATTTTAGCCACAGCAAAACCCCGTAGCTCCTTGGCTTGCTCGACAAACGCCCAATCGTAGGCAGTAAGCATCCCAACCAAATGCTGCACTGCAGCAGGAGTCTTTAAGTTAGCTAGCGCTTGTTGCGTATTCCCCACAGGCTGGCCTGTCACGAGACTTGCAAAAGACTTACGGGCAGATTCTTGTTCTGCCTTGGACTCGATCTCTTCGTCCTCAAGCTCTAAATTCTTCAGCCACTCAGCGGTTTTGACTTTGGCGTCAATGGTCGTGGCTGGCTCTGCCTTTTCAAAAGACAGGATTTCCGCAGTGGCGTCGACCACCTCTGGATGAAACTCGCCGTTAATCAAATGTTCTAGCATTGCGTAGGGGTAGTACTGGCGTCGTACTTGTTGCCTCGTTGGTGTTAGTGTACACTTCTTTTCGGTGATGGCGCAAGTCATTGCTTCTCCTTGATGGTTTCAGTTGCCATCTTTTGCCCCGGCTCGCAAGGTTGGGGCATTTTTTTATATTGTAATGTCCAACGTTTGACATGGTACCTTGGGAATTTTTTAAAATTTTTAGGGGGTGGGGTGTTTGTGGTCAGGAATTTTAAAAATTGGCTTTGCGGGTGAGGAACAGTGTTCATGTGCGCTACGGGACTCCGCTTTCTACACGGGGGGTGGGGGATGGGTGGGGTTTCGCTATACCCAAAATGACCTATCCCAAACCCCCCATATGGATACTGAAAGTGTTGATTAGCAATAGTGCTTCCCAACAACGGGGAAAGGTTTCCCCATCCAACTAGGAGATAGTCATGTCAGTTCAAACCAATGTCAATCTGTATTGCAAGTCCAAAGTATCCAAAGCCCAAGCCATCGTTGATCTCACGAAGGAACTCAAGCGCAAGTCTCGTGAGACTGTGCGGGCAACACTCATGCCACTTGTGGGCAAGTTCTGGAGTGTGAAGCTAGTCGATGGCGAGGGCAAGGCTAAGGGTAGCAAGGTGTTCGAATCGAGTGCAGAGAACTATGAGAACGCCAAGCGTGATCTCTATGATCTTGTCGTTGGCATCTGTGGCAAGGCAAGCAGTAGCGGTAGCAAGGAGGCAGTCGCAGTTCCTAGGAAGTTACTGAGCAACATTACCTCAGAGATTATTGACGCAGGGCTAACACGTGATGAGTTCAACGCTTTGTTGACTAAGTTGCGTGATGCTGTTCAGTTTCAATAATCATAATGGGGAAAAGTTTCCCCGTTCTTCCAGATCAGCGCAAGGGCGGGGCTCTTGCGTTGTTTCATTTCTTGTCCAATGCGTTCACACGCAACCTTTCAATAATCTTAAGGAGTCCATCATGTACCAACTATTCAACCAATACCGCACCAAAGAAGTAGGCATCGTGCAAATCGGCGCACGTGAGTACCACTTGCAATACCACTACCCCAATGGCGGTAGCAACTACGTTGTCTATGTATTCAGCAAGAACCTAGCCGAGAGAGGGCGTGTGTTCAGCACCGATGAAGCAGCACTCGAATGGATAGGCAAACAGCCCACACAACTGCCCCTGTTCTCTTGAATGGGGAAAGCTTTCCCCATCACTATGATTATTGACGTCAATAATCTTGTTTTTTCACGATATCCATGTGTATTGCGTACTGGACGATCAGGTAGACACCTCGCAACCCGCATGGATATTAGCGTGGCTCAAAAAAGTGGCAATCTATCTATCTTTTTAATATATATATATATATATAGAAGTATATTTATGGGGGTGAGCTCTTTTTCTTTTGCTTGGACTTCTTTTAAAAGACAAGCCCAAGTGCTCTCCCACAAAAAGGTAGATAGCGTGACACATTTACCGAGCAAGCGAGTATCCATGCGGTCTAGCGGGTGTCTACCGAATAGTCCGCTACGATATACACAGGACAGATTCGGGGTAAAATGTCCACCTGTACTTTGAAAGGATCAATAATCATGTACGAAACATACCTCAACCTCACGCCAAACGAGCTTCATCAAAGATTATTGAAGCGCAAACTGCACCCTGCGGAGATCACGCACATCAAGGACGCAGTCACGCAGATGAAGGAAAAGATGCGTGTCGACAAGATCACACGCCATCAGCGCAAGCTTGCATGGGACAACGTACTCAAACCGCTACGCTATGAACTCAACAGTGCCAAGGTTGGGCGTGCCTACGATCTCGATGATGAAGAGCGTGTTGAGGTGTTCGATGCGTACATAGCCGTGATGGAGAAACTATTGAACCGCTTTGCACATCCATCACGCAAGCTTGAGCAAACGCCCATGCAACTAGCCAAAGACAAGAACCTGCCCAACGAGGGCGAGCACTGGACTGATTGGATACCGCACCGAATCAAAGAACCCATACACAACGCCTTCATGTCCCTACCGCACAAGGCGAAGGCTAAGCGCAAACTACCCTTCCAACGCACAATGCTGCTCGATCAGCACGCCAAGGCAAAGCTAAGATTATTGAAGGCTACGCTCAAAGAGATGGATACGCTCGAGCGCAAACACATAGTCGCACCAACCGACGAGCGAGAAGACAAGATGAGACGCATAAAGAAAGCTCTCAAGATTATTGACGCTATGCAACCACATGACGTAGTACCCGCAACATGGAACACCTTAGATTTGGGAGAGTAGGCACGACCAGTGTCTGCTCTCACAACGGGGAAAACTTTCCCCATTCCCTCGGTCTCGGCACTTGGGCAACGCCGATGACCATCCTCAAACTGCCCGATCAAGGAGAAATGAAATGAGCACAAGCATCAGAACCCGTATCGACAATCTCAAAGACGAGATCCATGAATTGGAGAAGCAAGACGTAGTCACGCCCATCATGGTCAGCACATGGGTAGGTAGCGACATAGATCGGCAAGGGCTGATTGACTTACTGACCGAGTGCGTCAACGAGTTACCACACATGAAACGTAGTGTGCAGGAGTATTGGGAGGATCAACTAGAAGACGAATGGGATTGGTCTAAGACCACCGCCTTGTGGGATGGCGAGGACTGGCTGTTTGCAGGCGTACCGCCCGAGGCAGGCTGGGCATCAGGTGAGACGTGCTTCAGCGAGCGAGATTTAGGTGAGTGCGGTACGCCCGAGCAGGCGATCCGTGCGCTCAAAGCATATGTGTACAGCAACAACTGAAGGAGAATCAAATGACCAAAGTCAAACACAAAACAAACGTGCAACTTATCAACGGACTCATGACGCACTCACAGCAGGGCGTGCTCATGCAGGCGTTCCTCATCGAGGCCATAGCCAACTACGCCAAGCAAGTGCAGGCATCCAAGAGTAACCCCGAGTGGGCAGCACAGGCGTTCATAAGCTGGCAATCATGGTGTGCGTGCGCTGACGAGGCACTGGATGCAATCAACAACAGGAGTAAGTAATGAGACCAAGCACCAAAGAGAAAGAGTTCATCCGCTACTACAAACGCTGGCTGAACAAGATGCGTAAGAAGGGTTTAGTTGACTACGTAACAGGAGAAAGAAAATGAAATCATGTAGGAACTGCGAACGCTCAACGCACACATGGGGCTACAACACAGGGCTTGCTTGCTTCAAGGGGCAGTTAGTTCAGCGTGTGTCTATGAGCACAGAGGAAAACCAAGCGATGGACGCCCATCTACGGACAGTGGCAGATCGTTGCGAAGATTATCAACCAGAAGGAGAAAACAAATGAGAGTAATCCGTATCCGTATACACGGGAGATACACAGCCCCATTCAATAACCCATTCACGGCTAACGCCTTAGTCGTACCGCCCGAGTTGTCCGACTCGATGCGTGACGAGGTGCTGAAGAAGTACAACGACACGTTCTACGTGTTCAACGCTGGTGACCCAATCGAAGGTGAGCATCGCACATTCGAGGTGGATTCGTACGATGTAATAGATCACATGGAGGTAGCTGTAGCCTGAGCAACAGGTGTGTGTTAGTTCAACGGGGAAACCTTTCCCCATTCTTTATATAAATCAAGGAGAAGTATATGTTTCAGATAACTAGATTCGTGATGGAAGATTACATTGACTCACTCGAGCAGACGATCTACATCGTATCCCTCAACAAACGCTACATGGTGTACAACGCATCCCGTAGGCGTCTTGTCATGGATACTGTGAAGCACATGGATGCAGGTCAGTCGCCTCTCGATCTCGTTACATTAGAGAACCTGTGTGCGTGGACTCGTACCTCACGCTATCGTGTCATGGGTGAGGGAGCTTTTGCACCATCGCACATCACGTACAGGATGGCTGTTGTCGAGAGTCGTGATCGCTACGATCTGCATCAGATGATGCGCAGGTTGTTGACACCCACAATCGTTGCGGATCTGCCACGGCTTGCTCGCAGTCTTTTGTCTACTCGTGTCGACAAAGTCGTTGAGGCTTATGCCAAGAAGAATGACCCTACCTTAGACCAGTCACCTCCTATACCTAGCGCTAGGTTCAAGGACAGTTGGTACTACGAGCACAGCAAGGACTACTTCAAGATTGCTCGCAAGCATTACGCAGACTTCGGACGGCTTGTTGCTCGTGCCAAGGCAGGCGATGAGTCCATCACCAACGATGAGCTTCGCTCTGCGTTCTTTGAGTTGTCTGGTCGTTACAGCGAGGCTGGCAGTCACATCGAGAATGCGTTCACTGCCATCGAGGGTATGGGGGACATGGGCATTACGCACTGCGACTGTGGTCATTACGAGGACAGCGACAACACACACGAGGTGCGTAACGACACATGGTGCGACTCGTGCTTCGACGACAACGCTGTGTTTGTTGAGGATGAGAACGAGTACTGGCCTCGTGATGATGCGTACTACTCAGAGTCTCGTGATGCCTACTACTCTTATGATCGTGACGAGGATGACGACAACGAGGATGACGATGATGAAGACGACAGCGATCAGCCGATCATGTCGTACTCTACCAATGTGCTTCGTGTTCTTGACTATCCCTCTGGCATCACGTCTTCGCACTTCGGTGAGTTCACGCTAGGCATCGAGCTTGAGATGACCTCGGGTGACAATGACTGCAACGAAGCTGCTGAGTCTGTGCGTAGCCGTCTTGGATCCACATACTGCATCATCAAGCATGACGGCTCGCTACCGCACAATGGCTTCGAGGTTGTGACTTCACCGCAAGGTCTTGCACTTCACATCGACAAGTTCAAGAACTGGATCATCGACCCAGCCTATCGTGCATGGAACACAGGCAAGTGCGGTATGCACGTACACATCGACTCTCGTGCCTTCACGCAGTTGACGCTGGGTAAGTTCTTGATGTTCATCAACAGCAGTGCCAACGTCGACTTCATTCGTAAGATTGCAGGTCGTCATCCATCTGTCGATGACCAAGCTCGTAGCTACTGTGCGGCAGAGCATCAGTCGATCCTTACCAACCCCAAGAAGGCGGTCAAGGGTAAGTCTGGTGAGCGCTATCGCATGGTCAACATGTGCAACCTCGGTGGTCGTGAGGCTCAGCGTCTTGGTCTTAGCATGGACAACAGCTACAACGGCAAGTACAACACAGTCGAGCTACGCATCTTCCGTGCATCACTCAAGAAGGAACGTCTGCTTGCACAGATCGAGTTCACTCATGCGTCTGTCATGTTCTGCCGTGTCGCATCGTGGCGTGATCTCAACGGCACATCGTTTGTCAAGTGGCTCAAGACTGTGGCGGGTCAGTACCCTGCGCTAGTCAAGTGGTATGGCGTGCGTCAAATACACACATCCACACCGACAGTCATAGCGCCAGCGATGGACACTTGCACTGACGCTGTGCCCCCTGCGCCGTGGACACCCGAGCATACAGAGGACAGGCATGACAGAGACTACCCAGTGCACATACCCTACGACAACGAGGCTGAGGCTATCAGGTCATGGGTCACTCGTCAAGGTCTGTACTTCCGCTTCGCTACCTACGCAGGCTCTGAGTATGCGTACTTCCCCTACGGGGGTGACCTAGACACCATCAGCAGTGGCGATGTTGTCTATATGCGTGTCAATGATTTGTGGGTTCTTATGAACGAGGGGTTTGCTGCTTCACTTGCGCAGTCTTCATACACAGTGTCTGAAGCACAACCTGTTTAATTCAACAACAACCAAACGGGGAAACCTTTCCCCATTCTTTTACATCAAGGAGTTTTATTATGTGTCTCATTATTACTGGCAAGTCTTCCACAGTTCGTTCAACCCTGCTTAACACACACGGGCTACTGAGCGACATCTTCACATCCAATCCTGATGGCATCGGGTTCATGTATGGTTCAGCCAAGGGTCTCAAGGTCACCAAGACTTTGCCCAAGAATCTTGGCGATGCTACTGCATTCATTCAGCGCCTGCCTCAAGATGATCGTGAGATTGCTATACACTTCCGCTGGACTACGCACGGCAAGACTGACATGATTAACTGCCATCCGTATGACGTGATTCCTGGCTTCATTGCCATGATGCACAACGGCATCCTGCACACAGGTAATGCTGCTGACAAGACCAAGTCAGATACGTGGCACTTCATCAAGGACTACTTGCACAGCGCTGTGTCTGCATCACCTGACCTTGTGTATGACACAGGCTTCGTTGCTATGCTCGAGGAGTTCATCGGCAACAATCGCTTTGTGTTCATGAATGGCGAGGGTCGTATGCAACACGTCAACTTCGATCAGGGTATCGAGCATGACGATATGTGGTTCAGCAACACCTATGCTTGGACGCCATCACGCCTGATCCCTAGCTACAAGAGTGCTACACTCAAGTCATACAAGTATGCAAGCAGCTATGGTAGCTTCATGGATGACGAGTACGACGAGATGTACGACTACAACGCAAGCTTCGGCATCCACCCACGCAGTGTCAGCGCACACAGCGCCAACTACGACGAGACAGCGTTTGACTTTCCCGATGACGAAGATGGCTTCGTGCAACCTACGCCTGACGACATTGCTACTGCGTTGACCGAGGCTGACGTAGAGACGATGGAGATCTGGCTTGACCAGATGCCTGCGTACACAATCACTACGCTACTGCACTGCTACACGCCTGAGCCTTTGGGATACACACATCGTGATGACTTGTGTACTACTGAGCAGGGTGTCTACGATATGCTGATCGAGGGTGATGCGTCTGGTCTTATCAGTTCAGTGACCAAGTCGTACGGCGCAGTCAGCATCGTTGCCGAGGTGATCTGCTACTACCTGCAATGGGATGTACGCCAGCCCTTGGTACTCAAGCCCGTCTTGCCTGCACTGCTGGCTTGACTCGTAGCGGGGGTTCGCCCCCGCATTTTTAACCAAAGGAGAAAGAAGATGAAACCTGAGACACGTATCAAGATCGAGTACCGCAAGTGGTGCAAGGATACCTTCGCTGATTACAGGGTCAAGGATTTCCCATGCCAAGGGCGGATGTTTGAAATATGGCGGGCAGCTTGGATTGCCTGTGTTAATTTTTATGGGAGTACCAAATGAAGTACAGAGTACAAGTAGTTATGTCCTACTGGCAAACAGTAGAGGTTGAAGCCGATAGCAGTGCCGATGCTGGAAACAAAGCGTTCGATGAGTTTGACATTACCAAGGCACGCATCGGTGAAGGCGAGGTGTACGACACCGAGTTGATTGACAAGGTGCAGTACGTAGTTAGAAACCACAACCACACAGTACTTGGTGTGTTTGACAACGAGCATGACGCTGAGAAAGATGCCAAAGAGTATCGATTCCAAACAGGCAATCCCGCCTATGTAGATAAGGAGCACGAAGAATGCTAACGCCATGGGAGAAAACAGAAAGAGTAGTACTTTTGTTATCCGTGATTGTACTAATACTGGATCTTTTATACTGGAGACCCTATTGACATCTGTCTACTCTTGGACAAATAATATTCACTCAAGGAGAAAATAATGAACAACCCACCCTACGACACGGGTAAGGTCAAGATCGGCCTAACCTATACCCCACCACCCCCTGAATGTACGCCTGAGTCCGACTGGATACAGGGCGTATTGCTTGGCGACAAGCAGGGGATGGATGACCTCTTGCTCACCACAATACAGTCCCTCGGACTCATTGCTTTCATCGTAATCGTCATGCTAATAACAGGAGGAACCTCAAATGCCTGACATGCAAACTGCGCTCAAGACCGCACTTAGAACAACCTTACAGGAATGGGACGACGATGGGGAAACCTTTCCCCATTCTCCCTCTGTGCAACCAGTGTCTGTACCACCTACCCCACAACCAACTCAGGGAATTCCCGTGAAAAAAACCTTCGGCATAACCAACAACATCTCCCGTGTAACTTTCAATTACATCAAGAACAACCCCGGCTCGACTCGCAAGGAGATCATCGATGCGCTAGAGCATCAAGGGTTTGCGGGTGGGTCAACATCGAGCCTCATCGCACAGATGCGCCGTAATAACATGATCCATGAAACCAATAGCGCCTACTACGCAGACATCCCCGAGTACCGCCCAATCAAGTCGCTCAAAGCACTCAGGAAGATGGAAGCCCCAGTAGCACCACCCAAGCGCAAGTACGAGAAGAAAGCCGTGACAGGCATCGGTGCGTTGCTACGTGAGAAGCTGGAGAACACACCCACGCCCGTTGCGTCTGAGCCATTACTTCACACGACACAACGCGAATTTCTCACAAAGCTTGTGCGTAATAAAACACCACATGACATTTTGTCAGACATGACTGTGTATCAGGCGCATGAGTTGTATGTGCACTTGAAGCAGATGTTTGGGGGCTGAAATGTCTGAGGGCAAAGTTTGTGCAGCTAAAGAAAAACAGCGTGCATGGGTGCGCGAATGGGGCAAGGCAAACAATGCAATGATAAAAGAGAGCGCACTTCGGCATCGCGGCACAGTAATCGTGCGTAAGCATGAGCACTACCAAGACGCTAGAGAAGAACGTATAGCCAAGTCAAAAGCGTACTACACAAACAACAAGGAGAAAATTAAAGAAAAGTATAAAGATTATGTACCAAAACCTGAAACGCGGGAACGCAAACGTTTAAGAATGCGCGAAAAAACACGCGACTTGGACGACTACTATGTACAAAGAATAATCCGCAATAACACAGGATTACCCCCACACTTGCAATCAAAGCCTTTGATTGAAGTGCAAAAACTCATCATTCAAATTAAACGGGAACTTAGAAAATGAAAAACGTCGAAGAACTTCGCGCACACTTGTCCACTGTATTCACTGACTTAAAGACAGGCGGCATTACGCACAAAGACGCATCTGAACTGGCTAATCTTGCAGGTAAGATGATCAACTCAGCCAAGGTACAGGTCGAGTACTACAGCATACGCAACGAAGCCCCAGTCATTAAGTTTTTGGAGTCCACAACAGGGGTAACAAATGAGTAACACACTATTTAACAAAGAAGACTTTGAGAGCATCTTTGGCACGCCCAAAGTGCACATACAGATAGACCCAATGATACGCAACGCCGTGCTTGAAGAGGTGGCGCTAGAGTTCGATGCCATGCGCATTGCCTTTGGTGACACAGCCGACAGCTTTGCACGGTACGTAAGGGACATGAAGACATGAAACCAAAAATTATGATTGCCACGCCGATGTACGGCGGTATGTGCGGGGGCGAGTACACACGCTCAATGATTACTGTGCCTGTAGCCATGGCTATGAACGACATGGAAGCCTCGTTTGCTTTCATTATGAACAACAGCTTGGTTCAACACGCACGTAATGTATTGGCGGACATCTTTATGCAACACGACTTCACTCACCTGATGTTCATTGATGCGGATATTAGATTCAATCCAATGGACATTGTGAGTATGGTCAAGGCTGACAAGGATGTGCTGTGCGGTATCTATCCCAAGAAGCAGATCAACTGGGAAATGGTCAACGATGCCGTACGTCAAAACGTACCACCGCAAGAGCTTACAAACTACACAGGCAAGTTGGTTG